ACGAGCCGCTGCAATCTTGTCCGCATACTCGAACAGCGGGTTCTTGATATAATCAATCTGACCGCCCCAGAGCTGTGCAACAAGGTTGTATGCGCCAATCATAATATTTACGCCGTTGATGAAGCCCTGCACAAATGTGCCGAGCAGACGAACGATTCCTTCAAAAATATAGGACATGAAATCCTTCAAGCCGCCCCACACGGAAGAAATGCCGCCCGCAACATCGCTATTCGTTCCGGCTAGATTGAGCAGCGCACCAGCCAGCATTGCAATCAGCGAAACAACAAACAGAATCGGGTTTGCGTCCATTGCAATATTCAATCCGGTCTGTGCCGTCGTAGCCGCAACGGTCGAAGGAACCAACTGACCGATAAAGCTAGAAGCCATACCGGCAATGTTGTTCCAAACGCCACTCAGGTTGCTTGTCAGCCAAGTAAGGCTGTTTTCTGCAATAGACTTAATTTGTGCGCGCTGCTCATCATCCATTGCATGATAGAAATAGGAAGCCGCCCACTTACCAAGAGACTGCAAATCGCCCTTCTCGATGGCAGTACCGAGCGTCTGCATACTACCCAGAAAATCGTTCTGCAAGCTGGAATCAATCTGCTGCCACTGGGTGTCCAGACCGTTCAAGAACCCGGCAACGTAGTTGGTGGCCTGAGCAGAACCGGCGGAAATCAGCGCGTTGCCTTTCTCCTGCACAGCATTTACAACGCTCTGCATAGCAGTGGCGACGTAGGAGATAGCCGAAGTGATGCCGTTTGCAAGGCCTTGGTCGATGTAACCACCAATCTCCGCAAACACAGTAGAAGGGGAGTGAATGCCGAGAGCGTCCTTGAAACCATTGATAAAACCATCAGTGAAACTCTTAATGCCATTTGTAACGGTACTCCATGCATCTTTTAGACCGTTGATTAGGCCGTCCCAGATGAATTTGCCAAGTTTTCTCAATTCTTCAGGAAGCTTTTTGAACTCACCGACAATAGACGAAATGATTTTTGGAACTTCAACAACAACGAAAGCCACCATTCTCTCTCGCCATTTGGAAATAGTGTCAAGAGTCTTTAGGATTGCAGTCCAAATATTGCCCGGTAATTCTTCAAAGAATTTGACAACAGAAGAAACGATTTTGGGAACTTCGGTTGTTACAGTAGTAACCATGTTTCCAACCCACTCCCCGATTTTGCCGACGGCAAAGCCAAGGGCATAGCCGATTTTTTCAGGAAGAGAGTTGAACCACTTGCCAATGCTGTTTATGATGTTCCCAACCTTTCCGGGAAGAGAAGTCATAAAATCAATGGCCGCATTCCACTTGGTAACGATAATTTGCTTGATGGCTTCAATGCGCTGCTCAAAAACATTTTCGACATAATGCATTTTAATGTCGGCTTCTGCGGCAGCATCTGTTTTTTCGCCGCTCTCTTTAGTGCCCCATTTGATACCAGCCCAGTGAAGAACAAGGCCAATACCGACACCAGCAGCGGCAACAGCTCCAGCAACAGGAAGGCTTGCGCCAACAAGCAATGCAACGCCAGCACCAGCAACGCCGCCAAAAATTCCCATCAAAGCAGCAATGATGGTATCAAGAACCGGAAATTCTTTCAGCTTTTCGCCAAGAGAGAATGTAATTCCAGCAAAGGTAATAAGACCTGCAAGACCGATAGAAAGCGTTGCGGCTGTACCAGCGGCTACCCCAAGATTGGTAAGCAGTGTGATACCAGTAATAGAGCCGAATGCCGTTGTTAAAGCAGCCTGAATCCATGTGCTTGCATCGCCAAGATTGGCTTCGCCGGTACCAAGCGCATAAGTAAGGCCTGCAAGGCTTGCCACAAAAGCGATGCCCATGCCAAGCGTAATGCCATCTGCGCCCATTGTGCGCCAAAGAACAAAAGAGCCAAACGCGGCAGAAACCACTTCGCCTAAAAGCTCAAGAGGGTTCCCGCTAGATGCGTAACCTTTTGCAAAGTTGAATACTAAAGATGCTTCGACAACAACTGTTACAATTGAAAGAGCCAACTTTTGCAAATCTGTCATTTTAGAAATTGCTGTTGCAATGTCCGTCAGAAAATTGGTAATTTTCCACAATGCGAGTGCAGCAGAAACAGCGCCGATAAACGGCAGCATATCTTTGATTTTCTGCTTGCTAGCGTCAATCTGCTTTGCAAGCTCTTCGTTGTACTGCTTGAACATATCGTAGCCGGACAGGTCTACATCGCCCAAGATGTTGCCAGCAGATGCACCGCCGCCAGAGCCGGAGCTTCCCTGTGTGGGGTCAATAATGTTCAGTTCATCAAAACCCATCGTGTAGTCTTTGAGGGCTTTGGCAGCTTTCTTCGTCGAATCGGCTGTGTCATCCATTGCGTCGCCGATGCCACCAACGCTGTCAGCGCTCTTAGTGAAATCAGTGAACACAACTTTCACGCCCATTAGCTTTGCCACCCATTCAACAAACTCTCGAATGAGCTGAACAGCGGCAATCAGTGGGGGGAGAATGGCTTTCAGAGCAGGGTAGAGCAGAGAGCCGACAGACTTTGCCAGCATATCCAGCTGAGCTTTCAGAATCTTAATCTGGTTCGCAGGGCTTTGGATGGTCTGTGCAAGGTTGCCCTGCACATTGGCAGTCTGCTTCATAATGGCAATGTAACGCAGAACCGCCTTATCTGCCTGAGACAAGCTGGAAACCTGCTTGTTAAAGCCCAAAGCAAGAAGTTCCTGCTGTAACCGTGCCTGAGACAGATCAACGCCCAAACGACGGATAGGCTCAATCTCGCCAGAGATTGCGGAGGACATTGCGGTAAAAGTTTCTGCAACGTCCTTGTTCCAATAGGAACCTTCGTCATAGGCAAGCTGAGTCAGGTTCTTGGACAGAACGTATGCTTTGTCGCTGGCCAGACCAAACGAAGTACCCAAGCTCTGAATAGTAGCCATGTAGGTCATCGCTTTGGTCGGGTCAACGCCAAGCAAACCCTGCATCTTGCTAATAAGCGTATCAGCTTCACCGCTCAAATTGCCCATAGCATTATGAAACAGGTCTGTTGCTTCGTAAAAATCATTAAACTTCGCAACAGCGTTGCCAAGATACTCAGCGATAGCTTTCAACGAAACCAGCTTTGCCATGTTCCGCATAAAGCCGTTCATCTGATTGGACAGACTGAGATAGCTCTTGCGCTGCTTTTCGTTGGCTGCGGTCACACGATTTGCCTGTGTAACCACCTTACTCAACTGCGGAGGGAGCTTTGCAAAGGCGTTGCCCACCTTGTCAAGCTGAGATGCAAGGGGAGAAAGAGCAGCAGAAATCTTCTGACAAGAGCTTGCAAAAGAATCAAGGTCAGTCGCTTTCAGCTTGTCGGTCAGGTCAGGAACCTTTCCGATCGCATTGAAAGCGCTGCCAAGAGCTTTAAGGTTCGATGCGTCCAAAATAGACAGCGGAGCCAAAGCGTTAGTGAGCTGAGTAATGCTTCCAGACATGGAGTAAAAGTCCACGCCGTTCAATCCAGACACAGCCGCAGGAATTTTCTTGATGGCGTTCACGACCGTGTTGATGCTCTTTGCGCTTGCAGTCGTGTTGACATTGGAAAGCCCATTCAGAAAGCTAGTGATTTTGTCCAGCCCGGACATTCCAGCGGATGACTGTTTCAGCGTTGCAATAGAGTTAGCCAGCTTATCAAGGCTGTTCACGACTTTTGTGACGTTGCCTTTTGTCCGCAAATTAGAAATGGCGGTAGCGAGCTTGTCGATATTAAGCTCTGCGCCCTGCGATTCCGCAGAAATCTCTACAGATAAGCTCGTAATATCAACATCAGCCATCACTACCACCATCACTTTCCATCATAGAGAACATCATTCTCTTGATTCGCTCCTGCGCCTCAACTGCGCGTTGGTATTCATATTCGTCTTTCTCCTTTTGGGTAAGAGGAATCGGTCTATCCATGTACTTGATGGGCTTAGACCCTTTCTTTCGGAACATATTGCCAACCGTAGAGGAAAGCGCAGATGCCATGTAAAAGCCGTTTCTCCACGCTTCAGCATTGGCTCTGCGTTCCCGCAGCTCCTCTGCGTCACGGTAGGCCTTCGCCAGCCAGACATCGCCGTACCAGAACTGGTCGTAGGTCATGCCGATGGAGATGTAATAGGCTTCTACATCGTGGAACAGCTTGGAGAAAGAGAACGGCTCTCCCTCTCCGTCTGTTTCCTGAGATTGTGCAGTTACACAATCTCCCACGTTGCGTTTTTTGCGGTCTTGTCCTCAGTGTCAGTTGCCAGCAGAGACTTGGAAGCGTCCATGAACATCTCAAGCAGAACGCCCATCAGGTCTTCCTTTTCCTCGATGTGCTGGAACATCTCGTCCACGACCTTGCGCTTGATGCCCTTGTTCCGTGCGATGAAGGCACCATAGAACAGTGCACGAGAGTTGGACAGCAGATTGGTCATCTGGGTGTACTGGCCAATCTGAAAGCCTGCACGTTCGGTTGCTTCCACGCTCTCGCGGGTGAAAGTCAGCTCATAAGTGTTCTTGCCATCGGGGGAATGAAAGTTGATAACCTTAGCAGCCATAATAAATGCTCTCCTTTATAAATAGGGGCAGAACCAAATCCGTTGTTCAGTTCTGCCCGGTTTGATTGATTCGATTTTTGCGGTTTAGCCGCCAGTAACAGTCAGGGTCTCGCTGAACTCAGGCTTCTTGGTGAAGATGCAGTTTATGGTCATTTCCACAACCTCGTCCACGCCAAAGCCGGACAGACCAACCTGATGCATACCCTGCCAAGTGAAGCCGGAGCCGTCCTGCATCTTCAGGGCGTAATACTTCACGGTGTTGCTCTCGGAAGTCTCATCGTAGCCAGCTTCCTTGACCTTCTTGTAGTCAGTCTTGTTGTAGTTGGCAGTAAAGGACTTGGTGTCGCTCTGGATGATGCCAAAAATGTTGACCTGCATAGGGTCAGACAGAGTGGTGGCGTCCAGAAGGTTCGGCTCGGAGATCAGGTCGGGCACATCCTTGATGTCGCACAGCTTCGTCAGAGCGGTTGCGCTGTCGCCACAATACAGGGTGGTATTCAGACCGGAGATAGCAGTACTCATAGAATGTTTACCTCCTTAGTTTCGGTAAATCATTCCGTCCTCTCCGATTGTTGCCCCGTAGCTGCAATCAATCCGATAGACGGAATTGTTATACAGCCCATTCAATGGGGCAAACGATTTGCGATAAAATTTAAGTGGTTCAAGAACAGAATCCACGATGCCAACAATGGAACGTGCTTCTGCAATACGCCCGGTGTTCTTGTTGGAGTAGACACGCACACGCAAGGAAACAGCGGCGTACTTGCTGTGACCAGCAGAATCAATGTGTACAGGAAGATTGCTGTTTTCCTCTATCTGCACACACGGAAACTTCTTGACATTGCTGTCATTGATTTCGCCAGTGACAAAGATGCCGGGCACTTGCTTTCGCAGTTCCTTAGCAACAGCCGTGAAGATGGAATTAAAATAATCAATCAACTATTCCAAACCTCCCTCCACGTTGCTTCGACCTGAGAAGCCATTTCCTCAACAGCTCCCCACATAGCCATAGCTGGTTCGTTGCCGCCGGTGTAATTCAGCTGGCCTTTGCCATCCACCTGTTTGACAGGTGTGCCAGCATTGCCGGGGTCACCGTAGTAGTACCAACGTCTGCCAGAACCCTTGCCTTGGCCGTAGGAGCCATGCGCACCAACACCGGGCGGCAGTTCACCGCCATATCCGTTATGATGTGCGCCAGTGCCGAACTCGATAAAGGCAACTGACTTGCCCTCTGCAACGATGGTACAAGTCTTGTCTTTTTGGTTGATATGGCATTTCACGTCATTGGAGCCAGCGTATTCCGCATTAGCGAAACGCACCTTTGCGACTTCAAGCCCAAGCCAAGAAAGACGAAAAGCAAGCGCTCTAGCTTTCTTGTTCAGGGTGGTCTTGTACTCCTGTATCTGACGTTCCGCATCACGAAGTCCGGCATCGCTCAACCTCACTTTAATTTTCACTTGCGGCCACCTCTTTCAGCGCATACAACGTATCCGTGATATGCTCTGCGACCTTGACCACAGTGTAATTGAACGACTTTGAAACGTCCGTCTGAAACCAGACGTGCGTGCCTTCATAAAGTGGGGTATTGCGCTTTTTGCTGGACGAACTGACAATGTAGCTATAATCCGTGAACGCGCCGAAAGGGTTTGCTTCCGCAGAACCAGTAGGAGGGCTGACATTCAGCATCAGCTTTGCGGGGGCACTCCACGATTCGTATGCGGATTCGCCAGTCTCGTTTCCCCATTCGTCCACAACAGGCGTTTTCTCGCCAACAGGGTTTGAATACCACAGCGGGCGTTTATCCAGTGGGCTACCATTGAACATCAGCCGATAACACCTACTCTCGGAACCACTTCATTCAGCAAGGACTGTGCCACATCAGAGCTTTCCCACACACGAGTAATGCCGTTGTTGGTGTAGCTCGTCTGCCCGTTTGCGCCGATGTGGTTGTACAGTTCCGCTGCAATGCGTATCTGCAACGACTGATACTGCGAGGGCAGCTCGTCCGGCCTGTTGCCGAAGGGGTAGCCCTGTGCAAATATCTTGTCTTTGGCGAAATCAAGCAGCAGGTCGAAGAGTGGGTAGTCCTCGTCCGTGATTTCACGGTCAAGTGCAGGGGCGATGTACTGCCCCAGCTTGACTGCCGCTTCGGAATACTGGTCTCCCATGCTGCTTTCCTCCTTTCGCCTTAGTAAGCCTTGATGCAGTACACAGCGTCCATGCGCTCAAAGGACGGCAGGACGATTTCAGAGACGTAGATGTTGGTGTTGACAGGATGCACGGTCTGCTCGGTGGTAACAGCAACGCCAGTGTTCACAACAGAAACCTGTGCGTTGGAGATGCCAGCCATCAGGTCGGCTTCCTCAGGGGTGGCAACATAGTACATATTGCCCAGAGAGCCAGAAGGAGCCAGAACGACATAGCCATCAGGCAGATACTTTTCAGCAGCGGCGGTCTCCTCCGGCTTGTACATCTTGTCGTACAGATGAATGCGGATGCCAGATGCGCTTTCGACAACAGAACGTGCCTCGGAATCGACAAGAACGGCGG